AGAAGGAATGGTTCCGAGGAAAAGTTTTTAGACGAGGTCCGGCCGTTAAGAGTCTGACGCGAATCAAACCCAACGCGAAGCAAGAGAATCACATCTCCCTTCTTCACAAAACGCAGAACCAAGTGCGCTCGGCTACTGTTGACATGAACCTGATGGAGGTACTTGCTCAGCATCCCAGCCTACGCACTATCAAGTATGCTAGTGACGATGGGACTCCACTTAGACGTGCATACGATCTGTGTGTTTCATGGCTTTCGGCCATCCCCGTCCCGTCTTATACGGCTGATCTTTTCAGCATAGACAGGACAGAAATCACGACAGATACCATTGCATTTCACTGCCAGCAGGAATTTATGAAGGCCATCAGGAGCCAACTCTCTTTCCCGCAGACAGCTGTGGTTCCAACTTTTCACGCTCAGACTTCGCGACCGGCAGCCGCACCCCAGTCTTTAAACAGCGGGCAGTCACATGCCACCTCACAACGTCCCTCGTCGTCAATCCCTTCATCCGGGTTACCTCCGGCCGCGGGGAGGAGTTCCTCAAGCAGGGCCAGCTTGAATTCGGTCCGGACTCCTACCTCACGCCAGAAGAAACTCAGGGCGAAGAAAGTAGAGTGCCCATCAACGAGGATGGGACCTATCACACGGTGTTTGGACCGTCTTTTCCAAACACGGGAAGGGTATATGCCGTGTCAAACCACAACCTGCGCCTCGGAATGCAGCGATACTTCAGTGTACCAAAGCCAGAGATTCTCCACGGTGGAGAACCTAAGGCGTTCTTACTCCGACGTAACCAGCACGCGTTCGTCGAGGCACACACCGCTTTCTACGATGGGCTCGCCACGCTCTGGGAGCCATTCTTCGAGCAGTACAACGGTGCAGACAGAGAGTTGCAGGAGCACTTCGACGACCCCCACGCCAAACGCGATCTCCGAATCCAAGGGAAGAAGGAGATCGAGGAGGATGGTCTCGAAACTCATGACACTCACACGCCGTTCGTTATCGCAAAATGTAAGAAGGGAGAGATCGGAAAGCCCGGAAAACCTATTCGCATCATCATCGACTGTGGAATCAAAGCCTCTCTTGTCGGATTCCGTGTTACCAAGTTCCTCAAAGAGGCCATGGCTTCACAGCCGATTGAGTTCAATAGTTTCTACGCTCACTTCATCGCATCCCCCACCCACGAAAGCATCAGTGCCGCTTTTGCAAACTTACGCAACCACCCGGGAGCCGGGTACGCGTGCCTCTTCTCCGACGACTCCTGTGTCGCGTTCAGTGACTCCACTGGAGCTACATTCATTGGGAATGTCGACATCTCCAGCTGTGATGCTACCCAAACACCCGCGCTCTTCAAAGCACTCGAACTCTCG